GTTCCTGTAGCGGTCTGTTTTAACTTCAAAGGCACCATCGGAGATGGTGTCCAGAAAATCCTCAACAAGTTTCTCGCCTTTGTGTCCGAACTTCAGGTCCGTGTGGAAGTCATACTTGCGTGGGGCAATATCATAATCAGACTGATTTTTCGTCACGATTTAACCGCCCCGATAACAGTCACCTGTTTGTCATCCAACCATGCGACACCATTCAGTCCGTCCATCAACAGTTTCACATAATTATCCAAGTCTCCTCGGAGTTTGGATGCTTCGCCCTCAACTGGAGTAACTGTAACCACGGTCCCCTGTGGGGTGAACGAGCATTCCACCTGAACCAGCCCCTCATAGCATGGACCGTTCCAAGCCTGTGCGATAATCGCTTCCGCTTCCAGCGTTGTCTTGGGTGTGAACACACGACCGTATCGGGTCATGCGTGGTCTGCCCTTGGGGACGGGCTTATGCGGAACCGTTATGGTGTGCGGTCTGTTTTTGTTTTTGCGTTTACGCTGTGCCATCGGGCTTCGGTCCTTTATAGGACTGCACGAGCCAGTAATAAAACTGGTCGTCATCCCCTGAGCGGTATGCGCTCAGCATACCGTCAATGCATTCCTCTAGGAAGAAGCACTTCTGCTTGTATTTTTCTTTGTCATCCACGGTTTGCCTCCTGTGTGAATATGTGGAATGGTGCGCCTGTACCTGAATCAAACTTCGCACTAATGGATAATGCTTTCAGGATGGTTTGCTTGGCGAGTTGAATTGTAAGACGCTTCTTGTCAGTCAATGCTTGCAGTGCGCCCAACCCGTAGTCGGAACCAGACCCAACCGCATACAGGCGGTTGGTGTCCATGTCCGTGCCATAATCATCGTCAACCTGATAAACGACACCATTCACCACAACCAGCGAGTCAATGGGGGTGGTTGCAACCTCGGAGTCATATTGCGGTAAGCCTGTGCCAGCAGATTCCAGCGCACTCTTATAGGCAGGGACGAACTGGCTGACGATGAACTTGGTCAGTTTTATTCCTTGCGCTTTGGGTGGGATGGGTGGTGGTGTGAACGAATGCTGGATGATGTTCGCACCACGGGTGTGTCCTGCGATACCGATTAAGTATTTCCCTAGGGTGATGACTTTGGGTTGGGACGATTTGCCGATGCGTCCACCTTCGGTGGACCATTGGGAGTCTGAGCCGATTACAGCCCAGCCGTCACCTTGTACAGCAAGAATCGTGGTCATAAACAGTTTGCCTCGGCAGCCTGAACCTTGAGATGGTCAACTAGGGAACTGAATGGCATTAAGACTTCTTTGGGTGCGCTATAGAACTCGTCATAGATTTCACGGTGACGGTCAAACGCTTTGACCTTTTCCCAAAGCGGTTTGCTTTTCGGGGAGATACACACCATGCCTTCGCCTTGCTGGGACACAATCACATACGAGATTGGTGCAATCATCTTGCTGTCGTAACCGTTCACGGTATCCACAAACAGTGTGTCGTGAGGGTATTCCATAATGTCATCACTGAATATGCGTGAGGAGGACTTCACCTCTAGGGGCATTTGAGTCCAACTGAACACGATATCTTTTTCGTGTTTGGTCATTTCGTTGCGTTCTTCACGGGTCTTGGCGATGGTGATGGGCGGCGCATAGCATTGCACACCAGCCTGATTCAGGCGTTCGGCAACCTTGTTCGCCCAGTGACCGCCTTGAAAGAATGAACTTGTGTAATCAAAACTCATGAGTGTACCCTGACTACCAGTTTATCAATCTCCAGTTCACCGTTAGGGCGCAGATGATATTTACCCCAACGCTGGTCAGCGGTACGGATAACGGTACGGGTCTGTGACGGGTTGAGTCCACTGCGTACACATTCGTGACCCAACTTCGCCAATGTGGTGGAACGGTCACGACCCTGTAGGGGTCCGTCACGCCAAATCACTTTACCCAACGGCGATAGCACAGCCATAGCCTCATCTAGGGTGGCATCATAATCATAATGCCCTGTCGGCTGCGTGGCTGTTTCGGGGGCAACATACATGTCAGCGATGCGCTGCAAGAGGTCTGTACGGGTGCGATGCGAATATGCGGTCACTAGGAAATCTTCTAGTGGCATAACGGTGTCCGTTATGTCCAGTATCCGTTGACGGTCGGTGTCTTGGTTGTTGAACCAGCCAGCATACGGCAGACGAACATAATTGCCGACCTGACCGATGTTCAACGCAACCTGCTTGGGGTTGACCTCGGTCGTGGGGACCTCGGCAACATGGCATGCAACAATCAAAGCATTACGCATAGTTTCAGCAGGGACAACAGTCTCGGGGAATACCCACACATGGTAGCCCTTGGAGCGTGAACGCTCTACCCATGCGGTGATACCAGCGTGAGCGAGTGCGGAGCGCAGACTGGTGGCATGCTGTTGTGCATCAGCGGTGTCAAAGTCAACACAACCCCATGCGACCATCCAATGCCCATGACGCAACACCATCGGATAAACACCAATGGGCTTGTCATAAAAGTGTGCTTCCAACACTTGCTCGGTCAACGGTTGCTTGATACAACCGCCTTCGTTGCTTCCGTAACAGTCGCCACGACCAAAGAACAGTCGGGCGAACGACTCAAGTTCCTGCTTGTCCATGCTTACCAGTCCTCCAAACTGTCTGCGATTACCAACTGCTCACCGAACACCGTAGGCTCGGCAGGCTTCGTGTCTTTCCAAGGTAGAACACCGCTAGTCAAACGATGCAACCGACCCGTGCCGTACTCAATCGTGAAGTCCATGTCATCCAACAACTGTGATGCTGGACGCTTGCACTTCACAAGATTCAAAGTCAGCGTATCCATGTGGATGCGCAACTCGTACTGCAACTGGTCAATCTTCTCCATAATCCGCTCAGTGTTCGTGGCACGCTCCACCTTCTCCTGTAGGTCACGAATATGACCCTCAATCTCAAAGCGTTTACGGCGCACACCAATGATGTGGGTAGCCTGCTGTTCACCACCGTAAGCACCTGAGGAGATGGTTTGCTTCTTGCCGTCAGCACCTGATGAACGGGACGACTGATGCAACACCAGCAACGGAACATTATGCCGTTTACCGAACGCCTTAATAGCGTTCGCCTTGGACGGAATATCCTCACCAGCACCTGTCAGCAAATCCAAGTAGTCCACCACGATTAACTGTGGCGGTCCGATTACATCTGACACTTCCGCAAGCGCACGCTCCATATCCAGCAAGGACAAGGTCTGGTCAAATACAGCCAGATTAGGGAAGAACTCAAGCGCAGTGTCACGCAACAGCCCGATAGCGTCACGCTCACCTAACGAGACTTGTGTTTCCAGTTCGTTTGCGTCCACGCCATGTGTCACGCAAGCCAACTTAATTAAGGTCAAGGTTCGTGGCTCATCGGGACAGAAATAGACGACACGCTTATCACGGTTCGCTACAAGAATCTGTAGCAACGCCAGCGTCTTACCCGAGTGGCTATAGCCGTTAATTAGACATAGTTCGGATGGTGCGATGCCACGCATCTGCGCATCAATGTCAGGGAATCCTAGGTAGATGCGTTCGTGTGGTGTTTGCGCCCAGTGAACATAATCATCGGCGGCTCGTACAAGCGGTTGATAGTACGAAAACTTCGCATTAGACAAATCAGGCGGGGCGATTTTCTCGCCCCGCCCAACCTTTGCCCAACGCTCCGCATAATCGGGAGCCATCGGTTACTTACGCTTTCGTGGTTCCCAGAAAGCCTTGTCGCCGTTTACAGCCTTAAACCAAGGACGCTTCGGGTTAGCCGCCAGTCCGTCACGGTTGTCCCACACCTCGGTCACGCCAACCTTGGCGCATTCCTCGTTCAACCACGCTGGGATTGGTCCGTGTTGCTTGCCCTTAATGCGAACCTGAAAACCGCCTGCCTGTGGCATGCTGGTCACTTCGGTGGCACCGAACGCCTCTTGCAGAGACTGGGTTGCTTCCTGCTCGGTTGCGAAACCGCTGGTCGTGCTGGTGTCCTTGGACATGCCATGCACACTCAACAGTGCTTCCGTGGTGGCATCAAAAGCCAACGCCCAATTAGCGATGTTGGTCATAATGTCATCCGTCTTAGGTGTCAGGTCGGCAGCAATTTTGGCTGCCACCTGCGTGATGATGGATTGGTCCTTGCTTATCATGTCAACCCTCCTGAGTTGATTGTGGTTTTACTTACATCAATGAGCGATACGAAACGACTGGAGGTAACCGAATCGCATCGCTCGTACATCTTGGAAATCATCTTAGCATTCACTAGTTATTCAACCTGCAAAGCCATGTCGTTGTCCCCGTCACGGAGAAACGCACCCTTGCAAATGCTCCAGTATGAACACCAGTTAGATGAACACAAAGCACTAGAGTCGTTCATAAACCAGTTGTTCTCGTAACCAGTGTTCAGTGCAGTTGAGACTGCACCACGAACAAACTGACGCAACCACAACGCATGTGAACTGGTCCTGATTAAGGACACAATCTGCGACTTCGGTTTCTCCTGACGAAGCATCACACCGTAACGGAAGTCCACAGGATACTCGGGGGACCACTCGTTCCACACACACGCCTCAGCATAGACAGAAGCCTGAATGCTGGACTTCTGCTTCTCCTTGATGTTGTATGAACGGCTGGCAGTTTTCCAGTCCCACACCACACCACTAGGGGAAACATAATCCATAGTTCCCTCAACCCAAATCCCGAAACCATTCACCGTAGTCGCCAACGGGGCAGTGAATCTCTGTTCCACTTTGCCACCCAACTCCACATGGGGCAGGATGCCGTCATAAAACGCCAGCGACATAGACTCCAAATAGTTCGGAATCTTCTCGGGGTCAATGTTCGTAACCTTGTGAGGCTCGGATGCCAGCGTTTCGTACTCGTTGTTCACGAACTCCAACATCGGAACGAACTCGGAAATCTTCCCAGTCAACACCTGCTCAATACCCGAATGCAGGGATGTGCCGATAATCGTTGCATCCGTCCCGATACGAAAATCAGGGCGAATCTGCCCATACCTCGCACGCTCGGGACAGATAGCCATGTCATTCAACCATGACTGACGAACATAAATCTTCTGTTCAGGTCTATCTATTCTCATTGTTTTCCTCCAATAATCAGCATGGACATTGATTGTACTAGATGGTAGTTAAACACGCTGGAACCCCACATGTCCTTGCTGACGGTTCTTAATAGGTGCCAGCAGGCTACGGAAGTTAATGATTACCTGACGGGGGATACCATGCTTACGCCCAACTTCAGCATAATTCGGTTTCTCCGCCAACATATCAGACTCCAACGAACGCAAACGGTCATAAGTCATCTTCTGCGGAAACTTGTTCGTAGTGAACGCAGTCATAAACAGGTTCGCATCAATGCACAGTTTCTCCAGCACATCCACAAAAGAACGCACAGGAAAAGTCGTGACACAATACTTCACACCACGCCTAATCTGCGCCCACTGAGAAAGCAACGGACCCTCCATCAACTCCATTGGACCAATGTCATCAAAGGAGACAGCATAATTATCTTGGTTCTCAACCCACTTGTCATGCACATCCGTGACCGTGGTCAACCATGTGAGCAAGTCCTCAGGGTCCGTGAAGTCTGTCCCTAGAATGTCTGCGACACGGTTGCCCTGCCACATCCCGTTGACTCCGTCATCGGTGATTTCCACACCTAGATGCTGGACATCGCACAAGCAATCTTGTGCGTGTCCAACCTTACCGCAATCGCCAACCATCATTTGCTCCTTCGGACCATCGTAGTCGGTCCATCGTTGTGACGGATGCACTCTACCGCAAACACTGGTAGATGCACCTGCACCTTGTTGTTACACTTCGGGCATTCATAAATACCCTTGGGCTGCATGGTCACCTTGCGTGTGACCTTGGCATGCTTCGGCTGGGTGGACGCAACCGCATCCACCACAGCCTGCATGGCTTCCCGAATGGCGTTGACATTCGCCATAATCACTCACCACCTTTCAGGAAGTCCTCAACTTCGTTGACCAGCACATCGGACTGCTTGCCAATGGCGTACTCCTCAAGGCGTGCCATGAACATGTCAAGCATCTCCTTAAGGGACCGTGCCGCCTCATAATCCTCGGAAGAAATCGCACGCTCCAACACCTCGGAGAACTCACGCACCTCATCCTCGGACACAAGACCAAACTGCTTGCACGACTCAATCACTGCGCTAACAGCGACAGACTCGTTGTAAGTCTCAGCGACCTGCTCGGTGAACCGTGTGGTCAACCACTTGTAAATGTGGTTCGGCACATCATAATTCTCGCCGTCATAGGCACCGCTAGGTGAAGTACCCGACACCAGCACAACAGGACCACGCAACTCCCTCAGGAACAACGCACTAGCGTACCAGTTCACTGGCAGGTCCAACAGCAGACCCTCGTCATGCACATAGCCGACAAGGACGGTTCCATCAGGCAGTTCCTGACGCACAGCGTCAATCGTGCCTCCAACATAAGTTTGGAGAGACTCCAAACCATCAATGATTGCTGGCTCAATGTGCGCATTGATGCCAGCAGGGAGCAACGCTCCTGCAACGGGTGATGTACCCATAACACACCTCCAAGGTGCAAGTCAAACTGGACTCATCAGCACGGACAGTCATCCGTGGACACGGGGCTGAATTGCCCCGTGTTTCGTCCTGAGGGCTAGTTAGCCCACACATGACAGCCGTACCAGCCTGAGTGGGAATCATAATCGTATTCCCAATCGCTTTCAAGCGAATCCCAGTCAATGTACCCCTGCAACTCAAACGGGATATCCCACATCTCGCTTGCTCGCTCTTCAACGAACTCACGGAATGACTGGCGCATCCCTTGGTAGGTTTCTTCGTGGGTTCGGAAAACCTCGTCCCACTGTTGCACCGTGAACGAATCTTCGTCATAGTTGTTGTCTGTGTACAACTCCCATGCCTCAAGTTCTTCGGGTGACATGTCCATGCCAGTTTGCTTGGCATGGATTTCCGCATATTCGGTTGCGGTCACCGCCACATCAGTGGTACTCATAAACACCTCCAGTGTTTATCGTAAGTCTGCTGGACTCGTCAGCACAAGCATCTACTTGTGGACACGGAACGCATGACCTCGTTCCGTGTTTCGTCCTACCAGTGGACAATATGTGGGACAGACTGTACTGGGTTGGCTACCTCCTTGGTCGTAAACACCTTACAGAACCGCTAGTTAATCATTCAGCGAAGTAAACTTCGGCATGACCGACAAACCATGCGACAGCCTCAGCCCGTGTCAGGAAAATCTCACGGTCCACACACTGACAATTCTCGGGGTCCATCATCCAAAACTCAATGACCCACCAGCCGTTGTCCCAGTCATACCACATGAAATACTTCGTATTCCACGGAGCGTTAACCCACAACTCGTCACATGATTCGTCCAGCATGTTCGTCACCCAACTAGGTGTACGCTTGCGTCCCGTCAACCACGGCACCCAACGCATACTTAGCATCGTGACCACGAAAATGGCACACATAATCAGCATGCCCAACCACTGTTCCTGCAACATTATTCTTTCTCCCATCCCGACTCATAGTCGGCTTGTTCATCATCCAATATGTCTGCACGCCTGCGAAGTTCTTGCGCAGTCGCAACCAATTTCAACTCCGATTCAAGCATTTCTGCTTGCATCCTCAGCATTTCACTTGGCTTCATTCTGAATCTCCTGTTCAGCGAGTTTCTTTGCCATGTCCAACCACGCTATCGCAGTCTCCAGCAAACCTATGTTCTTGAGGTCGCCCTCCACATAGCACTGGTACCAAAAGCGTGACTCTGCAAGGCATTCCTGCACTGTCGTTGTTGCTTCCATAATCAACCCTCCTAAGGTTGCTCGTTGTTTTTCGTTTACATCCTACACATGGGGACAGGGGACGGAGGAATAAGTCCCCCGTCCCCACATGCATCACCTAGATGAGGTCAAGTCCCTTGACCGTATTAAGAACCCAGTTCACTGGGTCAGCGAGGATATCTTCCTCGGTACCCCAGCGACCGCCATTCTGCAACTTCTCAACGGTCACATCAACATCACCGCCCAGCAGGTCACCGCACACCATGTCCGACACCGTGCCATACGATGCGTTCACATACTCGGTAGCCCACTGCATCTGCTCCACACCACCGAACCCGATGCGGCGCAACATGGACGGATGGGCGATAGCGAACATAATGTCATCAATGTCCATCATGTCCTGCGAGTCATGCAACTTGACCAGCATGCTGTACTTGTCACCGTTGCCCTTCGGGCGGTTATAGCACTGCTCGGTCCATAATTCAATGCCGACCCCCAACTTGTGCAACACATCAATGAGCGCACAAACCGCAACGCCACGGGCTTGAATCTGCTCCGCAGTGACATACGAAGATGCGATACCAGCGACAAGGATGCGGATGACACGACCCATCCGAGCCTGTGGCTCGGTGACATAATCCATCATGCACTCGGGGTCACCACTCACATAGCGACCCATGTCCACGCTGTCACCGCTGTAGTCGTAGCGGATAGCGAACTGCTCATCCATCGCCAGCGACAACTGGGACTCAAGGGAGTTGAACAACTCCTGCACCTTGGGACGGACATCGTGCCAACCATCGGTTGCCAACTTGACCGCCGATGACAGTGACGGGGTACCCGACCACACATTATCGGTCGTCTTAGCAGACGACTTCGGATTCGGATTCTCACCAGCGAACCGTGCCGCATCCGCAAGGGATGATGCACGATGCACGATGTTCGTTGCTCCGTTCGGCAACTTGCGCTTAATCGTTTCCATGATTGAACCTCCAGTTCAACAGTAGCGGATGATTATGACTATCGGGGTGACCCTAAAGGGTCACTCCCGACAGCACCTTCTCGGACACCTCGGGCTTGGCACCCTTGAGGATGGTCATGCCCACCACCTCGGTGGTGGTGAACCCAGCCTTGAGGAGCCTTGCACCGTCACGGGCAGACCGTGGGGACACGATGACCTGCAACCCGTGAGAGGTCACATTCTTGCGTGCCGAACGAACAATGTTCGTCCACTTGGCGAGGACAGATGCATCCAAGCCTTCGGCTTGCATCATCGCATCCTCCACATTCTCATCAATGAGAATGTCCATAAACACGAAGCGGTCCTTGGTGGCACCGTCAATCGGATTGCGACCCACATACTGGGCGGTCGCACCATTGCCGTAGGTGTTTCCTGCGGCAATCGCCACGAACCCATCGTGACGCTTGACCATCCCATCAGGGAATGCCATGTAGCCATTGGCTAGAGCCGCATTCAGCGTCCCAAGAATGTTCGGATTCGCATTGTCAATCTCATCCATGAGATAGACACCGCCGAACTCAAAACGCTTGCGGAACTCCGTTCCGACATAAACGCCGTTCGCCGTCATAAATCCGACAAGGTCGGACTTGGATGACTGGGCATTGAACGACTGTGCCGAGAACTCCAAGCCAAGGGCTTGGGCTGCTCGCTCCGCAATCGTGGTCTTGCCCGTTCCAGCCGAGCCGACCATGAACACATTCAGCCCACAATTCAAGGTCTGAAGGACCTTGTTGAACTGCATGTGCTGGACTCCGTCCAGTTTCTTCGGCTCACGATTCGGCAGGTTCACTACGGTGACCTGAGGACGAATCTTGGCAATCGCATCGGCAAGTTCTACGAACTTGGGAGCCGTGAAATCACGGACAAGTTCCTTGACCGCCGACTCGTCAATCCCTACGGGGATTGACTTCACGATATCGGCAACCATGTTGCCGATGACCTTGTCCAAGGACGAACCCTGTTGGACAGCAGGGACAGCCTTAGGCTGTGGTGTCGGTGTTGGCATGCTCTGACCTCCAGTCAGTTTCTCGTTGACAAGTGCCTTGATTTCATCAAGGGACTTGTGCATCGGTGTACCGTTCCACTTGACACCAAGGTAGGAACCTACCTTGATGAGAGTGTTCTTGTCCATTGAACCAATGGACTGGGTGTATTCCCGACCATCGCTAAAGCGACAGACGGCGGTCCGAATGTCTCGGTTCACCGAGACAATCGTTGGGGCTGGTCTTGCTGGCATGATTCCTCCTCATGCTGTTGGGG